AGTCCCGAAACCAATTAAAGTCCCAAGAAGAGAAATCATTATTCAATACCCGAAATCGACGCGATCACTTCATATTAAACTTCATTTCTTAGCACTCATGTAAGCTGTCATACCCATATAAGCTCCAACAACTCCTGCTTGGCCTATGTAGAAAAGACCAAACAAATCAGACAGAGCTTTAATCCGGGAGTCTGGGAAAATCGGTAGGAAAACCGCTGAAGTAAAAACTATCATAGAGACCATGGAAGCCCATGCCATTCTACGTTGGGCATCAGACTTCTCGTATCTAGTGATAGCCTCTGCGGCGGCAACTTCGTTCTCTGAAATAATGCCGTCTTGATCCAGGTCTAGCTTCTTATTTGGCATTACTCATTATCCGCACTAAATCTGGCAAAGGTTCCGCAGGCAACTTCTATCTCCTTTATTTCTATACCTGCAAGGGACAGATTTGTTTTAGCTAATTTCATGTTTTCTTGCCAGTGGAGGGGGATATCGACCACAGGAACGACCACCCTAGCCACTCCCGCTTGGATATACATAAGGGAACATTCGTTGCAAGGAGGTAAGGGATACGTATAGAGCGTGGACCCAGTAACGTCCCCACGAGCGAACAGGTATGCGTTCCTCTCCGCATGTATGATCTTCCCGTACTTTTCTTCACGGTTCTCGTACAGTTCCGGAGTATCCGGCAAAGCGGAAGGAAAACCGTTGTAACCCATTGAGATAATATGGTTACCCTTAGCGATAACTGCACCAACTTGTGTTGAAGGATCCTTCGACCACGCAGATACGAAACGGGCAAGTCGGAGAAAACGATCATCCCACTTCTCTTGATTCATTAGTTATGAAACCTTCTGGTTCTAACCGGCATTCCTATCCTTAATTTTGTTTAAATGATCCCACAAGGCCGAAACATTCTTGTTCAACTGATCTACTTCCGCCCGTAACTTTACCGTCTCGACATAAGTATCCCGGCGTTTTAGATCCTTATCAAGAGTATCTACATCGCGTCTAAGTATCTGCACCAGAGAGTTCATTTTCACGGCAGCAACAAGGGCTCCAAGAAGAACGAATATCTGAGACCAATATTCTTTTATAAAGTCCATGACTCTTGCTTGCCCTAAACCGTAGTACACCGATATCAAACATTACATACCTATGAAAAAACAGCGAGACGCTCGCTACCTTCGTCCCATAGAAAGTTTCAGCAAGCTTAGTTCTATCGCGCGTCTAGTTAGTTGAGAAACTTTCCGGTAACTATCCGGAAGGATACAAGAACGTTTTATATAACGCCCTTTTCCTTCAACACGAAGGCCACAGCCCCGCCGACAATGCCGACAATAATTACAACTGGTTCGTCAATTAAAACACCAACGCCCAAGACAACGGCTCCAATGGCCGCGTAACTTGAGGGCTCCGACATACGTTCTTTTATCCAAGAAACCATTTTAACCCACCCATTTAACATATTTTGAAACTACCGCCGCGCAAGGCTTCCCCCATGCCACGATTCTTGCCCATGGTTGATGAGGACTTTGCAACATCTGGGGTTGCTTCTTCCTTTGCATTATTATAGGGAACAAATCCTTGATCCTTAACCACGATACCCTTCCGGGTCACCCCAACCGAACTACCTTTGTTTTCGGCCATTTTACGCTCCTAACTAACTCGCTGCTGTTTCATAAGTTCACGCTCCCTAGCAGCGTCAATGCGAGCCTGAACTATCTCTTCTTGGGACTGAATCCGTTGTGCCCCAAGTAGTGCGGTATTCTGGGCCTTCTCTGTATCCAAAGATAGACGAGCCTGGTCTATCTGGTTCTCCGCCGCGTCTCTTTGAGCACGTAACTCCAGATCCTGTTGTTTCAAGGCAATAAGCGGGTCTTCTCCACTGCCGCTTATTTGTGCACTAAGCGCCTTAATTTCCTGCATACCCTGGGCAACAAGCTGGGCAACCATGCTCTCTATCTGAACAGCTTGCTCCGCTGTAGGAGCCTCTTGTCCTAGTTGCTGTTGCATTTGTGAAACAACCTGCTCTTTTGCCTTAATAGAAACGTGCTCCATAACATGTTTCTGTAATGACATGGCAACCGCAGGCATCTGGCCAACCATAGGAGAGGAACCAAAGACCAGATGAGCCATTATATGGGCATCATGGTTCTGCCCTTCAAAAACAACCAAGGAAAGATTTTCCAGTGCCTCAGAGTTTTCCACCGCAGGATCTTTCGGGGAGGGATCTCCTTGTTCTACGGGTTTGAGTATGGAATCGACATCCTTGACCCCCACCGCTTTATACATCCTACGGTAAGCTTCGTACATGTTATGAAGGTCCGGCGCGGACTGAGCGAGTTGCAACTCTGTCTGCGCGAGCGTGACTCGCTGGGCCATTGAAAAAATATTTGGATCGGAGACGGGAACAACGTCAACCCTATCATCAAAATCCTCCGCTTTAATAGTGCGTTCCGCCCCCACTACATTATAAGGATACTCCGGGGGAAGAGACTCGCCAAAAACATCTGAAAGAAGGTCAAACTCTTCCTTCTGGGCGTAGTGAAGGCGCTTATGTATGGCGGACATTACCTTCGCGCCTTGTTCCAACATTGCAATCGTGGTCCCGACTGCGGCCTGTTGGTTGCCGTCGCCTACCTGCAAATTGGAAACTGCCGCGAACCGCTGCCCCGCTTCAACACAAAAACCCATTAGGGCGAATAAAGTTTGATCGGCCCCCTTGTAGGGAAGAAGCATTAAAGAATCTCGAATAGCGCCCCCCGGAGCATCTACATCCCGGAACTCGCCAGGGGAGAGCGGGTCGTCGTCATCTCTTATCCTCAAACCACGGGCCTTAAAACCTGCCGGAAGATTGGAAAGAGTGCCCGCATCAATAAGCTGGCGAAGGGCTGCGGTGGCCGTGCGGCTCAAGCCTCCAATCATGTGGATCAAACCTAAACCGTAAAACCCAAAACCCGGTAAAAACTTAAAGTGTACAAAGTACTGGTTCTTTTTACGGCTAGGATCATCCGGGCTGTAGTTTCTCCGGACACTTAAAAGTTTTCCGTTATTCTCGGATATCGTAACAACATAGGGAAGCTTAATGCCGGTGGGCTCCCCCTCGTCGTCCTCGTCCTCGTACCCCTCAAGGTCCAAATCTACGTGACACTCAAGGAGAGTTACTTCTTGGTCCAGGTGATTGGGGGATACGCCCGAAATCTGGTTCATCTCCTCGCGAACCTGTGAGGGATCGGACTGTGACGCCGTTACTTCTATATCGCTATAGAAACCCGCCACCTGTTTCTTTCGAAGCTCGTTCTCACTTATCTGTATAACGTGCGTTACATTCTCCGAAGTCTCTAGATCCGTTGCTGTGTACGGAACAATCAACTGTTCAGCAGGAACGAATTTACTTACCGCTCTTCCAAGGAATTCATCGTAGTATACTTTTTTGAACGTAGATCCTGATAGCGGTAGATAAAATAACATTTGGTCAAATTCCGGCGTATACTCCTTCATCACGCAGGTAATTTGATAATTCATAAAGTGACGGACCCGTTCCGCCTGATCCTCAACTTGAGGGGTCACTTTTCCTACAATCTCGGTTCTTACCGGACCCCCCGCAGGAAGGAGTTCTCCAAAGGCTTGCGCTTGGAACTGCGTAACAGCTTCGGCAAGCAGCGGATGGGTTACCCCAGTAGCCCCTCGGAAAGGCTCGGAACGTTCCTCATACTTGAAACCTAGAAGTTCAAGACCTGTGCGGTAGGCATCCTCCCAATCTTTTCGTCCGTCTTTGTTAGCTTCGTACTGGGACAACAACTCAGAGGAAACCCGAGATGAGGAAAGGTCGGAAAGGTCCTCGGCCAAGTTTGCGTAAAAGTCTTGTGAATCCGGTGAAGAAGAACGGGGGTCAAAATCAACAACAACACCTCCGTCATCCTCCAATTCAATACTAAGACCAGGAGCCTCTATTACGGTGTTGTCTTCTACTGAAACTTCAACTTCGGGGCCTTCTTCAACATCGACAGGAGGAATTTGATCTCTGCGTTCCACAAGTGAAGACGTACTGAAGTTGCTGCGAGGAAGGGGGTTTCTTGCCATCCTAATTCTTTCTTTAAAAAGATAAGGGAAGTTTCCTTAAAGTCCCGTTACCAATCACCACCGGCAGCTAAGTAATCTCACAACCAAGCACCAGCGCCAGTACCACCCCAGCCGCCTAAATCTTCACCGGACTCTCCGACATCTTCAGCACCCCCCAAATTACCAGCCCCCACAAAGCCAGTGTCGAGTGGGCCTGTCACTAAGGCTTCCTGTACTTCTGTGCTATCTCCTGGGAAATCGGTGAAAGAAAATCTTCCGGGCATGTTTATATTATCGAATTGATACGTTCCATCACCCAGGAATGCGACATCTTGGTTGGGGCCATAGCCTAACTCTGCCGGGTTATCACTAATGTTGCCGCGAGCCGCTGAAGAAGCTAAAGAACCCATCAGCCCAAACGGAAGTGCTCCGGGGACAAGCATCGACAAGGCAGTAGAAGCCAAAGCCCCCGCACGAGAGGATGTCGGAATATTTGGATTAGCCGCTGCTCTAGCTGAAGCGGGCATAAAAGATATGTCACTAAAGGTGGGGATACTTGGCGGAGTGGCAAACAATGATCCAATACCGCCACCATTACTAAAACCTTGGACGAATGGAGCACCTGCGCCGCCTTGTTGGTTTCCCGGCATATCAGTAACAAAACCCTGTGCATTACTTTCTCTGGCGGCGTCCTGCTGCATCTGCACTGCAAGGGCGTCCGCGTCAACCTTTTCGCGAGCGGCCCTAAGCTGCGCGTTGGTCAAATCAACGAAAGTACCCGGACCCATGCCGGTCATGTCCATGAGATACTCAATTAGTGCAGTTCGACTCCGTTCGTCCATATCCGCTGGAGCACCCAAAACATTTGCAGGCGTTCTTTGTAATGCGGGGCCTATTGTCCCGCTTACGGAACCGCCTTCTTGATACCCAAGGGGACGAAATCCCATCGATCCGCCGTCGCGCATTCCAAATGTTTCGGTAAGGTTCTGGGATCCACCAATCGGATTATCCGAAACAGGTACTCCTATAGCACTCAAAGCACTGTTTACCAGATCAACAGGCATCCCAAACGTTCCAATAGCGGCATTGACGGCGGACTTAACCGGTTCCGGAGTACCTTGTGCAGTAAATTGCTGAACAAGGGCTGATACCGTGTCTATTGCGTTAGAGATAGATTCTGATCCCCCTACCGGAGTAGTGGAGCCCAATCCTACGGCTCCCAATCCTACGTTTACAGCATCTACAGGGGCACCCATAACCGAACTAACACTCTGTTGTGCCGCCCTGCGGCCCATTTCGGTGAGGCCAAGTCCGCCGTCGGCATACCCAAGGGGACGAAATCCCATCGATCCGCCGTCGCGCATACCCATGGATTGCTTATATTGTTCAGCCGCCGCCATACCTTCCGGAGTGTACGGAAACTTTCTACCCATTACATTTGGCATACTAAGATGTCCTCTTCTTTGACTCCGCGCCTCGGATAGTTCCCTTTTTTATCGAAGCATAAAAAACTCTGTTGCCCTTCTTACCATACCTTTTTGTCATTGCGTTTTTTATTTTACGACCCTTTTTCGTTAATGGCATCTTCTCACTCCTCAAAAAGGAAGCAGATAGCGCAAGGAACCTTGGGCCGTGGGTCTTGTTCCAATATTTCCATATGAACCTTGGGCCGAGAACCGTCCACCAAGACCAAACGGATCGTCTACGTTGTAAGAGACCCCCGCCTCATTACCCGTTCCCATGCCACGAGTGCCCTTTAAACGACCCGTAAGACCAAGTATTCCGGGGCCAACCCTACCTTCGTACCCACCCCGTAACTCCGTCACATTAGGATTACGCCGCCCCGGACGCTGCTGTTGAAGGAAAAACTGGGGGTCTCTTACACCCGACAACCGACGGGAAAGATCAGCGGACAACGTACCGGGGCCCATGGGCAATGAACCACGGACCCCGAACACACGCTGGGTTACGTCTTCATCCGGGTTTGTGAAAAACCTGCGGTCCTGTTCCGGAATGACAGTCCGGGTGGTGTCTTCTCGTTCACCATACAAAGTTACGGGACCCACGTTTGCAGAACCGCCAAACTTGCGTGTTCTACGACCTTGGTCCCTGGGGTCTGTTTCTTTCATAAAGAAGCCCTTGAAGGGACCTATGCCGCCTTCAAAGGTATCACGGACCACGGTTCCCTGATTTTGAGGCCGCTCCGTGGCTACTCTGGAATATCGCAGAGCATCAGAGCCAACGGATAAGCCGCTGGATAAGCCGCTGGTTGTTGCGTCAGGCTTGATAAAAGCAGAGGCTTCAGGAAGGTACGATCTTCGTGGCTCCAGGGATAAACTCGCACTAGAATCTCCAGGACCCATCCTCAACCATGCGTCATAAGGGACCTTTTGAGAACGGTACAATAGGTATTCGGAAGCGGTCACTTCCGAAAGATCACTATTCCCGGACCACGGGTCTTCGCCATAAGATTCAGTAAGGGACGCCATTCTAGGATCCTGAGACTGGTACTTGGCCGGAGTAACCTTGGCAACAATCACCGTCAGCTACGCACCTACAATCGGCACACTGATAATGACCATGAACATATATCTTGGGCTTATCGCACCCGCAGACCGGGCATCGTATATCGTACACTTCTTCATCCATGATCTAACCTACCACCCTCTTGGTTTCTTACAATAGTTTTTGACCGAAACCTACCTTATTCAAGATCTCCTATTCGTCAGCCATCCTCGACCCAAGGCGCTTGCTGTAAAAGTCCTTTATCTTCTGTGGAGATAAGAGACCGTCCGCTGTTTCACCTCCTCTTAGATATCTTAAACTTACAGGAATTGTAGAACGCTTAGACAAAACAGCCTCTACAACCCGATGGTTGCCCTCTATGATGAAAGGTTGGCCGTCTTCTCTTACATGAATAAGTATAGGGGATTCCTCATACCCTCGTTCCCGGATACTCTTCTGAAGGTTTTCTAATTTTACACCACTTTCCCGGAAGGCTTCCTCCCCTAGCGCACCGGGAATTTCTTTGAGTAAATCAGGAGGGAGATCCAGAGGGTCACTGAACCACGCTGTAACGACAGAGCTTCCAACCTTCCTACGAGCGGAATCAACGGGGGCTGTCCGGTAGTCCTCCTGAGCTTGATCCAGTTTTCCCTGGAGCCAAGCCCCACCAGGGTTGTCTATAGAAAGTTCAGGTTCGTCAGGGTTTGGGTTTACTTCTCCTGCGGCCCGCATAGTTGATTGCGGAAGGTCCTCTTCCGAGATTCCAAGGAGATCCTTAAAATACTCAATGCCCGGTTTTTCCATGCCAACAAGTTCATGGGCGGGGCGGGAAAGAAAATCCTGAACCTCTTTTTTCTTATCCTCCGGTAAAGCATCCCACCCCATCTGGGCAGCTTGAATGAGCGGAAACATGCGCCGCCGCATCAGGCTTCCAATACCGCGAAATATCTCCCCTTTGCCCTTGGGCCGTGGTTCGTCAGTCTGTGTCCGTGCAAGTTGGGAAGCTGCGGAGGCTGCGTCGATCAGGGCGGGTAAATTAGACTGGTCCGGGGGCCGTGGTTCAGGGGTAATTCCTTTAGAAATAGCTGAACGCATCTGCGTCCCCGGACCCACCGCGTAAGTATCGGCTCGTGCTTGCCATCCATAATCTGGATCAGCCTCAAGAGATGCATGAGGGCCGGAATCTCTAACATTACGGGCCACTAAAACTTGACCGGGACGAAGGTTCATCGCCTGACGATCAAATTCAAACATATTAAAGTGCCCGTATTCGTTTTCCCGAGTATTGTGAAATTCAATAACCTCGTCGGCTTTCACGTATACGGGAACAATCGTCCCAGCTGATTGAAAGCCAAGAGGATCGTTCACTGCTGCGTAACTTCCGGCTACCTTTGCATTATCCGATAAAAATGTCGCGTATCCGGGGCGCGGTTCACCAGCCAGCGCCGCGTCGGGAAAATCTTTTGTAGATGAACCCGTTAGGCCACGATAGAGAACTAGCGGTTCACCAGTCTTGTCCACCACCTTGCTGTCGCCAAACCACTTTTCAAAACCAGAATACGACGCGGCATCCAATAAATCTGAAACAGGGATCTCTTGCCAATCTAAAACTGCCCGCTCTCTATCCGACTTTGGACTAAAAACGCCGCCCCGGTACACCGAAACAATGTCCTCAATCGGGATTCGTCCCTTAATCCCAAACTCGCTTGGATTTTTTTGTGTCTGAGGAATTGCACCAGAAGGCTTTTTTATACCCACTACATAAGCAGAAGATCCCGGAGTAGCCTTGAAATCACGCGGCGCAAAGTCATGGGCATACATCTCAGCCGTGCGCGGGTTTGAAGAAAATATAGTTAAACCCTTCTGGGTGTTCGATATGTTCCAATCTCCCTTGCTCTTCAAGAATCCTTGGTTCAAAAGATTCTTAAATTCCCCGCCGCTCATGCCGCGCCAAAGTATCCCTTCCTGTGGTTCCGGGGGCACCCTGCCCAGACCTAACTTATTTTCAATACTATCTGGATGCAGGTAATCAGCCCTCTTTAAGTCATGGCTCCAGGGCCGACTGGGGGAGTTTGTTTCATCAGCCATAGCTACAGACCTTTGGGGTCTTTTTTATCCTCAGTCATATTCAACACCCCCCGCAGCACGTATATCCTCTCCCAAGATCAGATCACTCTCTCTGCGGTCCAACCCACCTTCTTGGGTCCAAGGGAACTTTTCCTTTCGTTCTTTCGCAGTCATATCCATACGAGCTTGAGAAAGCCTTGCTTCCATTTCTCCCAGCTTACGCATGTATATTTCTCTTGGCGTCAACATCTTAGGCTGCCCCATTTTCCAGGGCGGCGCGAAGGCCGGGTCCGCTATCTTTACACCTTTAAGATTGAGCGGGTTTTCTCCCGTTTCATCTCCGGGGGTGCGGCTCTGTATGGCGTGCTGAAGTTCGTGAGACATAGTTGACCGGAACAGCGCGGAGGGTTCATAGTCTTTTTTGTAAACAAATTTACCGTCGGCCTGTAACTCGTCCCATTGTTTCTTCAAGTAGTCGGGCAGAGTTTCGGGATCGATTGCGTTCTCCGGGCCTTCTTTTCCGCCCCATCTACGCAACCGGTATTCTAATGAAGGTGCGCTTGAAAGTTTACTGGTCCAGTCGTCCGGGTCCCAAAAAGGTCGATATCCCTTAACATCAAGAGAGATGCCAGCTTTTTCAAAGTCTTCCTGGGCTTTATTCACGGCTGAATGATACTCTTCGTGCGAAAACCGTTGAACGTACCTACCCTGCTCGTCCCAAGGTATCTTTTTAAAGCTTTTGCTCAAGGGTTGTCCCGGTAGCGATCCCGTCGCTATGTAATCTCTGGTATCTGCGTAATACCCGCCCATCCTTCTTTTCTCGTAAGCGTCCATTTTTCTAAGAGGGATTTCAGACAGCGGACGAGCCATCCTTTGATCTTCTGTTTTAAAAATAAGATTGCCATCAATGTCTAGTTCAAGGCCAGAAAGAACCGAGACAGGCTTTTCAGCAGGAGGGCCCCCTTTTGCTAGAGCAAGATACTGTTGAAGTATTTCGCCATCTTCCTCCTGTAACCTTCTATACTCGGCAGCGTACTCCGGCGATTCGGGGTTTTTGTCACTTGCTTTAAGAGCCTGCAACTTCGCAAGAATAACGGTTCGCTTTTTTTCTAATTCCTCCAGTAATGGGCTTGCCCATGAGGCTGTAAAGTCTTTTGCAGGAGCCTTTGCTGCCGTCTTAGACAAACCGGGGTAGGCTTCAAAAAGTTCCGGATAACTGTAGATGTCAGAGACAACGGGGTTCTTTCTTACTCTTAAACGTCCCGTGGGCGTTTGATACGTAGGGTTAAACGCGACTGTCGGAGATCCGGGAACCTCAAACTTCCAGTCACTTACAGGTTCACCATTACGCTCCCAGCGAAATAACCCGGTTTCTTTCCAGATGTCTTCCCGCGAGCGACCTTTCTCGGCCATTTCTTCGGCACGGGCGAACTTCTTGGGGTCTGCCGTCGCGGCGTTGCGGCCTGCAAACATGCCCAAAACAGCGCCGGGACCCTTTACGGGGGCTAAAAGACCCGCCGCACCCATCGTCGCAGGCGTCAAAAGAGGGTCGTAGCTTACAACGCGCTTCTGTTCTGGATCGTAAAACCGTAGGTCGCCGGTCAAACCGGCTTGCACTCCGGCGCGGTACTGGTTTTCGAGCAAAGTGCCAATACCTTTTACAAGAGCCTCCGCCGTCTCGCCGCGTTTTTTGCCGCTGGATATAAGTTCCCTAAGGAACTCATACGCGGACTTTGATCCTTGGACCACGGGCATGTATTCAATGCCGCGCTCCGGTGGTCCATATATCCCAGGGACTTGAGTTGTTCTATACCGTCTACGAAGGGAGGCGGAGTCGGGGTCTGTGATGTCTTCAACTTTTTCTGTAGGGGCCGAGATAACGGGCCTTCGCATAGGAGTAAAGGCGTCTACAAGTGGTCCTCGAAGCAGGTTGAAGAATCCAAGTATGCCGGGAGCCGTCTCTTCCGGTGTCCTCCCGTATTCATACTGGACGTTGTTGTCAGCCATAATAACTCCGGATATAGGTGGATGGTTCCGTGTCTACCCAATCGTCGCTTGGTAATTGTACAAAATTGCCCTGACGGTATCTCATCAAGGCTTGCGTTGTACTGTCTACAAGATCGTCGTTTTCCCCGTTAGGAAAAGCAGCACACTCATCGACTACCTCGTCCGCCCAACGTTCGTCCGGAGCCCATACCATGCCGCTTTCAAATAGCGGAGAAACAGAATGAACCCGTGTTATTTTATCGTTACCTTTACTAGGTGTAAAGTTGACAACAGGTATTCCAAGCTGCCGAAGCTCCTGCGTAAGCGGCATTCCGGAAGCCTTCGCCTCCACGATTACCGTTTCCGGGTCCCAAAACTTATATTGCTCTAGAGCCTCCATTTTTAATTCCGGGAAATCCCAGCGGCCCTTCTTTGCGTCCAACAAAATTAAATTGGGGGGTCCCTCCTGCTTTGGATAAAATACTCCCCACGTCGTTATTGCAGAGTAGTCCGCCGTCTCTTGCCTACTGAAAGCCGTGTCATAGCTCTGTATTACATATTCTAGCTGGGGAACCTCCTCCTCCGGCCAGCGGTTCCACCACTCCTTCTTTATTATGGCCCCCTCTTCGGAGGTCGGGTTCTGCTGCCACTGCGCGTTCCATTTGGAAACGGACAGTGAGGCGCGGACACCCTCCAATTCCTCCTTTTTCCAGAACTCCGGCCAGCAGGGGTTGCCGCTGGGCATAAGAGCGGGGAACTCTACAACCTCCCACTGGTCCGCGTGTTCATCGTAACTCTGGGCCTTGAGCACTTTAGAGGTGAGGTCCTTCAAAGACCAACGGGTCATTACAATAACGATTGCACCACCCGGCTGGAGTCTCTGCCGGGGACCCGACGTGTACCACTCGTAGGCATGTTCCATAGCTGTGTCGGACAGGGCATCCTGTTCCGAGTGCGGATCGTCAATTATCAGAAGGTCCGCGCCGCGACCGGTTATCGCACCACCGACACCCGCTGCAAAGTACTCACCTCCATGGTTCGTGGACCACCGGCCCGCAGCCTTGCTGTCTGCCTGTAGGTTTACAGAATCGAAAATATTTTGGTACTCGGATGTTGCAATGAGATTTCGAACTTTACGGCCAAAGTTTACAGCTAGCTCCGCAGTGTGGGTGGTTTGGATTATTTTTGTTTTCGGCTCACGGCCAATGATCCAGGACGGGAAGAGATAGCTCGCAAATTCTGATTTAGTGTGGCGAGGCGGCATGTTGATAATGAGCCTCTTGTTCTTACCTTTTGCGATATCTTCGAATTTCTTGGCGATCATTCGATGATGTGCCCCGGCAATAAATTCTGGCCATGTTTTTCTAACGTACTTTAGAAAGTCCTCTTTACACCCCTCTACCTCTGACATCTGAGCTAGGCGCAACTCAAGCTTTAGCCTTCTCTCTTCAACCTCCGGAGTTTCAGTTCTTATCATGGGATCCTTGCGGGAATTGTTTCACGTGAAATATCTATATGGGAATTAACCCATACCACCCTACAAAGGGCTGGTCAACCGGAAAAACGATTCCCAATCATACGGCTCTTCAAAAACAGCCATAGCCTCCACGGCTGCAAGGCCATCCATACGCAGATCAACAGCGGAGGCAGCAGGAAAAACACTAATATCCAGGCTGCGGTCGCGAACGACAACAAAAGCAGGGCCGCCGGAATGCCGAGACAGCCAAGCACACTGATGCGCGGATAGATTGAGCTTGCCAGTGCTCGACTTTGCGACTTTAAGCTCGATGAAGCTGAAGACGCCACGCTCATTGCATAGGAGAACATCAGGGACTCCGGGTATTGCCCAACTTTCCAAGCGGGTTGTTTCAATTTTCCGCCCCGACTTTTTCAGACCGTCCGATATCAGACGCCACAGGCCGCTTTCCCGGTTTTTTAGCGCCTTCCTCGGCATCTGGTTCGATGATTTCTTCGGGGGTGATGTCGATAATTGGCTCAAAAGCTTGTCTAATTCGGTCAAGTTCCTTCTCCACGTCTTCTCTAGTCATTTGATCGATAGATCCGGTTCTGATCTCTGACTTGCTAACATAAATATCGCCTTGGGCCTGTCCTCGGCGGTACTCGGCCTGAACCGCCGCGCTATACGCACCATTCTCCAGCGCCACGTCACGTATCTTCTGCAAGTCGCGCACGTGTTTTTTGTAGCCAACGGCGTACATCTCGTCTAACTCATCGCGGTAGCGGGCGATCTCATTAACAACGTGCGGACAAATATTGTAGTTGGTCAACTCGTGAGCACGCGCATGGGCCGAACCAGCCGGGTAGCCCGCGCGGATAGCGGCTTCCCGCATCGTAATGAGACCATCATTGCTAACAATCTCTTTTACAAACTTCTCTTGACGCCGCGTCAACTTACGATTTGGTCCTCGGGTGGTGACGTTTCTAGCCGGTTTCTTAGACTTTGCCATAAATCGCTCCAATTCGATGCCCGTTAACTCATATGGTTTTTACTGGGATTATTTACGCGAAACAAGGCCGAAGCCACCGCTGGACCCACGGGGGGCCGGGATCGCCGATTTTTGGCGGATTTCTGCGGTTTTCGGGCCGGAAACCGGGGGCGAGGATCCTACCGAGCACCGAGCACCGAGCACCGAGCACCGAGCACCGA